CGCTTCCTTTAGGGCCTCAAGGACTTTCAATGCGACCTTTAGAGTGCACCATTCACCAACAATCGTGGTGGATAGGTTCCACCCATAACTGTAGGTCATCTTGACTCGTCCCAATCCGACATCCGGAGGATTCTGATAGAAGTAGACGGCCATTCCTAGATATTGACCCGACTTAGTCGCCTTCTTGAGTATGATGAAACTAGAAGTAGACCCGGGCCCTTCCGTCAGTAATTCCCAGACTGCGGCATCCGTCAATCCCGAGGTTCGTCTAGATAGAGCGGTAATACTTATGACCGGTTTAAAAGGGGGAATCAAGATGGATGCATCCACCTCGGCATAGGATGATACTCCAGAAATTGCCTCTAACCAAGCGATACTCCCCTTAGGAGGATAGTTCAATTCGGGATTGATGTCAACGACTTGATCCGTGGCCGTATAAGAAGCCAGATGTCTGGCATCTAGATCTGCTTCAATCTCCTCTATCCAAGTGAGAACCTGAGTCTCGGTGGGAGTAGTATCAGACGCCGGAGTAAACTGGGTTATCCCCGTGACCTTGGCCTGAGAAGTGTACTTCGGCGAGTAGGTCATGATCTTCCCCTAGACGTAGATTATGACTACGACCCAGAAACCACTCAGATGTTCTATTTGAAATCCATGAACAGTCGTGACCGCTAGACCATCCAACCAAGTCTTAAGTGCGGTGGCAAAGGCCGATGTGGTCAGATTATCAGCGAACTTGTTCTGGGCGACCGTGAAGGTTATCGTCATCTGTTTCACCCAATAGCTAACTTAGCTAAGACCCCCAATATAAGGATTGCTAGACCAATGACGGCCGCACATTCCCTCTTAAGCATCTTGATGTCGCTGCCGAATTCGATTAGAACTTCGGTGGCCTTGAATCTCCAAGCCCTAGGCTTGTCCACGAGACTGATGAGTTCTGCCGGACAGTCCTTAGTCTTCCTTGCCACCTTAACCACCCCACCCGACTACGATCACTCGAACAATATGTCCAGTGCCAGAAGCACCTAAGGTGATCGTTTCAGAATCGTTTGTCCAAGCCGCAGTGACATAGTCTCCATCCGTTATGTCAATGGCATTGGCCCAGCTGATATGGTTTACAGCGGCTTGTAAAGTTCCCCCGGACCCATCAGAGTCGGTGATCTTGTATATGATGACCTTCAACATGCCGGCTAAGGATCCTTTATATTCTTGAACTATTGAGAGCGTCATTCAGATCGACTTCCATATTTTATTTGACGAGGATATTAAGGTCCTCCTCATCTAGGACCGGTAATAAAGAAGGTTTACCAACCTACGCGAATGTCACTAGTGTCCCAGAAGTTACACCATATTTGCAGTTTTGAAGGACATTGTTCGAACCGTTGGTGACGTAGCAGTTGCCGATTGTCGCGTGCATGACGTAATTGTCTTCCAAGAGATTGTCATTGGCTAAGGCATCGAGCAAGAAACCGGTAGTCAACGCCCAACCTCGGCCTAATGCCCCTTCAACTAGAACCTTGCAGTTCCTAATGTTGTTGAGACAAGCCTCAGCTTGAAACCTTACACCGTACTTGACTCCACGGAAGATGTTCTCTTCTAAGAGGTTACCGGTGGAATAGTCTGAACCGCCCGACCGAAGAGTGATGCCGTATTCGTCGTAGTAGAAATTGTTGTAACCGATGTACGACCCTTCCATGGATTCCAAAGCTATGCCAGATTGCTCGCCTGTTCCGTTTACATCGCCCTGAAAATCACAGTCGTGTATTGAGAAACTCTGAAGAGGAGCTCCGTCATCCTTCCCAGCAACTATGTGGGCCATTAGTTGGGTGACGTCGTATCCGTAGAACTTCATTCCACAGACTTCGACACCAGAAGCATAGATTTCTAGACCGCCTTTCGTGATCGCACCAGACATCGTGAAGTTGGCTGGAACGCCGACGCTTGGATAAGGCAGAAAGGCTGAAAAGTTCCCCCCGCCTTTACCAAATATGGCCGCCCCGCCTATGAGATGAGTGGAGGCGATGTCGATAATTTCAGCAGCAGTCTCCTTCAGTGAACCAGTTATCCTTCCGCGATAGGCAATAGCGCAATGCTTGTTCGCTGATATCTTATCACAGGCCTTGTTGATCGTCTTGAGAGCGGTATCCCAGCTCTGACCGTCCTGTGTGTCTACCCCAGAATTCCTATCAACAAAGACAATGTCGTCAAAGATTAAGGCTGCATAACGGTGAGTAAGAGTGTCGAAGTATTTTCCGGCTGAACATTCCTTGATTATTCTGTTATGTGGCATGTTTTTCTTCTTCTCCTTTTACAGTTTACCGGCCAGGAACTTTTCACCCTCATACGGATACTCGTCAAGAGTTGGATCCGGAATCGGGACCGCGCCTGTATTCCCTTTCTTAAGGGCGAGCCCTTGCTCCTTTCCTGATTATTACTTCCCACAAAAGGGAAGGGAGAGAGGTTGATCCTCTCGAGACCAGTAGACTACTTGAGGTCGGCTACTTTGCCGTGCGCGTTGAACCGGTATGCCCTAAGTTCACCCATCGTCTCGTACATTCCCTCGGTAGCAAATTTTCCTCTATAGAGGAATCCCTCACCCTTGCCCGTCTCCGCATAGGTCGTCGGTTTGGCTACCGCGAACTTAACGAAGTCGGTGTCGATGAAGTATATTCCGCCTATAGTGCTACACGCCGGGACGTCGATGCTCGGAATGATGGGTATGCCGAAGTATGTGGCGACTAGAAAGCCTGCTTCGATGCCTGGGGCTGGACCCCTGACGCCGCCGAAGGTAGGAACTACCCGGGCAGTGTCCATGAAGCGTCTCTCGGCTTCCAGAAGTTGCTGCCATCGCATCATTGAGTCGGTCTTGGTCAGAATGACCTTAGGCAGGCCTCCATTATCCCACACGTTCTGGAGAACGGTGTCGATTATGGAGAGACTAAGATCCCTGTCGGTGTTGCTGTTGTGACTTACGTAGGCATCATAGGTCGTCGGGCTGTCCCGATCCAAACCATAGATGTCCAAATCGTTGGCGCTGTACCTTCCGCCGGTTATTTCTGACTTGGCCGCTATTACACGGTCCAAAGATTCGAAATTGTCTCCGGCTACGGTATCAGCATCGCCGATCAGCATCTTGTTTATGCATGAGGCGTGTTCTTTTCCTATCTCTTCTCTGTAGGTAGGAAGAAGATCAACGGCATCGTCGACTGATCCTAGAAATTCTGCTAGTTCGCCGAGGTCAAAGGTGTGGACAACAGTCTTTGGCTTGGTCTTGATCTGAGCAAAGGTCAAAGTCAACGGGGTGGGTACAGTTCCACCATCAGTGCTTTCAGCTATGCCTCCACCCGAACTATGGGCCCGAGTGGTCAGAATGCGCCAGCCGGATTGGGTCCATGGTTCCTTAGGCAGGATGGCAAAGACGTTAGATTCAAGGTTCAACCATGACCAGACTTTCTTTCCGTACAAAGGCTCCCAGTGAGTCCCAGAACCCGCTGTTTCTGAAACCTCTACCGCCTTACGGATCTGTCTGGACGGACCGTAGTAGTATTCCATCATTTCCTTGAGTGAAGCAAAGATTGGAAGACCCATATCTAAGCCCCCAGTTTTTGGGCCCGCTTATGAATCTCTTCCCAAGACAGTTTTCCAAATTCCTCGAAGGTTTCTTCCTTGTCAGAATTAGGACCCGGTGCCCTGGCCCGCTTCTCAATGGGTTCCTCAACCAGACGCTTCGAGATTTCACTCTTAACGACTTCTGGTATATTAGCCCCCTTGATGGCATCCTCAATCATGGTCTTGAACTTCTGCTCGTCTGGACCCTGGCCGTACGGATATTTCTCCGGTTCAGCTTTAGGATCCGCTTTCCCCGCCTGGTCCTTCGGTTTCTTCTCTTCTGGAGGAACAGGATAGGCATCCGCTTTCTTCTCGTCCTTAGGCTTCAAGTCTTCTGGAGGTTTAACCTCATCTGGCTTAGCCGCGGAACGAATTATGGCATCGGCAAGTTTGTCGATCTTAGCCCCCAGTTCAATAGCCCATTGGGGAGCACTTTCTGCTTTCTGCTCGTCCTTGGGATATTTCTCTGGTGAAGCGCATGGTGCCTGTTTCTTTTCAGGCGTCACTTCGTCCCTAGGTTTTTCCGGTATTTTATCGTTTGGCATTTTTCTCTTTTCCCTCTTACGAGGTTATAGTTCGGCCGTTAAGCCGTAACGTTGATAAAGCCTCATCGAGTTTCTTCATGGATTTCCCGATGATGGCCTCCCCCAAGGCTTCTTGATAGGCCCTCACCTCAACGTCTATCATATCTAATCGTTGAGACATCCGGTCCTTTTCGACCTGGTCTATCTTTACTTCGGGGTAAAGCGTGTTCATGAGACGCTTCCTTTCAGCGAAAAGATCGTTCAATTCTTTCTCAATCTCTTCTCTGGAAAGTTTTTCAATATTCCTTTTCTGAATTGTCTTCTCAATTTCTCTATTGGCTACCATTCTTTCTTCCCCATCAATAGATTTTCCCGGACCTTTAAGAGGACGAATCTTCTCTTCCCCTTCGTAATCGAAGACATTCTTTGCTCCTTGCTTCTCAGCCCATGCATCCATTCGAGTCCAAGTCTTCTCTGGATTCTCGGTGGCCTTTTCGTCCCAAGTAAATTCTCTGGACTTGTCACCATAATGAATGGTTGTCGCTGATCCATCGCCAGCATGCTCTGCTCGAGCAGTTTGATATCGATCCTTAAGATGATTATCGGACAAAATTCGTAAACTTTCCGGTTTCATGTCATTAACATTATCCGACATGAAAATGTGACGACCATTCACCGTTATCCATTGTCCTCCTCCCTCGCCCTGTTTAAGGATTGATTCGACAGTTAAAGAAAATTTCTGAACCTTTCCCTGAAGGTATCTATGAATTCCCTTCCTATCTAAATCATAATCCTCAATCTTCTGATCGGACTTGACCATCTTGACCTTCTCCCGACAAGAACGTAGGAGGACAAGATCATAAAGATCCATGTGGTCGGTAAAGGGTCCTAGACCTTCCGGTTCGTGGATCAGGTGAATATTCTTCCAGAGATCTTCCCTTCCAATCTTTCTCAACTCATTGAAAATCCTAGTTTGAGCCGCCCTATCAACAAATGAACCCTCTGAGGCGGATATGAGAAGGTCAAAATCATGTCCTTTTCCCAATTCAGCAATCGACCCGGCAATTTTAACCACTCCCGGGCTAATTATCAGGTTGGGAAGAAGGGAGGTAAGTTCTTCCAGCTTTCTTAGACCTTCAGACTTGACGATGGTAAAGACCGAAGGTTGATTTGCTGGTCTATCAACCACAGCTATTTCATGAAGTTCCATCTTGTCTATCCTAGTATAGCACTTTCCCTCACAAACGGTGGAAGAAGCCAAAGCTTCCCCGGCTATACTGAAACCGGTCAACTGACCGATCTTGATTAGTTCGATTGTCTGTTTACCTTTCTCGATATCATTCCGAACTTCGGCCACGATAAAGAGACCGGTGTCATCTACTCCACTCTTCCAGACCTGGCCCTTAGAGTCCTTGTATTCGTCTAGGATCCTAATGACCGGAATGTTAGTGTGCATAAGAGAACCAGTAGCGAAGTACTTGTTGGCTTTGAACTTCTCCCATGCATCCTTCAAAACTGGAAGAGGAATTAGTTCACCTTGAGAATCAATGACCTCTACTGAAGCGTAACCGGCTATAATGATCTTGTCCTCGTCCTGCATCTGCTTGCTGATTGGGAAAGATAGAGACCAAGG